CCTGTTGCTGTTGAGCAGTTTGCTGCCTTCGTCAAGCGCTCCCTGACCCAATTCGGGAACTGGTTTGAAGTAGAGTTGGGGCGCAATAGCCAATCTCCCCTCACCAGCGGCCAGATCCGCGACCTAATCATGTGCTTCTTCCGTGACACATACGTTGCGGATAACATAAAGAAGAATATCGCCATCCAGCTTACCGATGGAGTAAAGACAGGTGCTCTTGAGTCTTTGATTATCCTCAAAGTGCATGGTCAGCTCCAAGATGAGCGCGTCCTCCGAGTGGAACAGGGGCAACCTTCCATCGACGAAGAGGGGGAGATTCAGCCAGGCACGGAGCAGCTTGTCTCTATAGAGAATAAACGGTGGTACCTTCGTATTGACCTCCTAAAGAATGAAGATTACTACCCCGATCCTTCGGGTCAAGGCCTCTTTGAGATTCACCGAAGTGAGAGGGACCTCTACCACCTGAAGGAACGTGCGGAAGAGGGTGTGTACAACAAAGCGGCAGTGGCCCGCATCGAGGAAGACTTCAAAAGACAGCATGAAGAGGCTAGAAAGGCGAGTGAAATGGCTCAGAGTGAGTCAAAACCCCCTGCTTTTCGTAAAAAGGTGGTTATCGACGAGTTCTGGGGCTCCATTGTGGACGCAGAGGGGAATATGGTGCATAAGAACGTGTTTTGTGCCATCGCTAACGATAAATACGTCATAAGGAAGCCGGCACCTAACCCCTTCTGGCACCAAGAAAGCCCGTTTATCGCCGTCCCGCTTATCCGAGTGCCCTTCAGCACGTGGCATAAGGCACTCTACGACCATGCAGCCCAGCTGAATTTTGCGATAAATGAGATGTTCAACCTCATGTTGGACGGCGGCATATCCTCTGTATGGGGCATCAAGCAGGTGAGGACAGATGATCTGGAGGATCCCTCTCAAGTGTCCGGTGGAATCCCTCAAGGGGTTACACTCCAAGTGAAGAATACCCTTCCACATGGGGCGAAGGTTGTAGAGACTGTGGCGCAGGGTGAAGTTCCCTCTGATAGCATGGCTGTGTTGGAAATGCTCAACAGGGAGTTCACCGCGGCCGCCCTTTCTAATGAGCTAAAGATGGGTTCCCTCCCCCCGAAGCAGGTAAAGGCAACTGAGGTTGTTGAACTATCGCAGTCGCAGGCTGTCACCTTGGATAGCATATCTGCGGATATTGAACAAGAGCTGATCACGAAGATGGTAAGGAAGAGTTGGCTCACGATCTTGCAGAATATGGACCAGGTGGCATCTGAGAAGATCGTTTCTGCGATTGGTATAGCTGGCGCCTTTTCCTTGGCACAGATGTCCCCCGCCCAGCGGTTTGCACTATTCGCTAATTCTGCCACCTTCAAGGTGTTTGGCCTCTCCGCCGTTCTTGGGCGTGTGAGGGACTTCCAAAAGCTCATGGCTCTTCTGCAATCAGTAGTTCAGAATCCAATCCTCCTCCAGGCGTTCTTCAAGAAGTATTCACCCGACCGTGTACTCTCTCACATCATGAAAACTTTGAACATCAACCCAGAACAAATGCAACGAGATGAAGAAGAACAGCAGAGAGTAGATGCGGACCTGCAAGAACTCGCTCGCTTCCAGGAACTCGTTACTGGGGGCGCTGGAAATGGCGGTCAAGCAGGGCAAGGTGGTGCCGGCCTATCTGCTCAGGACGTAGGGGAGCCACAACTCCCCGCTGAGATCAATCAAGCGACTAATCCATTAACAGGACTAGGTGGTGGAAATGGCTGATAAGAATGTACGCCCGTCGAATCCAGGTTATGTAGTTGTTAAAGATCGCTCTGGAAAGGTACAGCCTAAGAAGACAAAACAACTAAATGCGAATAATAAACGATCTGCTAAGATAGCAGGAGATCTAGCGGGGCAGTCTCTGCGCACTATTGACAGACATACGGTCCTACATCGTCGCCCAGATATTGCAGCAAAACATCCTGATACCAGTAAGGGTGGTAAAGTCACTCCTACCGCCAAGAGAGGTATTCGTACATTGGGACAAACGGCTAAGGCTGTGTTAAAACGGCGAAGCCAAGGTAAAGACGAAAGTCAATAACATGGCTGAAGGACGGATACCCACAATAACTGAGGTCTTCCACGATCTTCAGGTGCTCAATGATGAATCGCCGCCGACCCCGATATGATCCCGAGAGGCTCTTGTGTTAGGGAAGTTGACATGGACGGCGGCTGTGGGCAGGATGAGGTTCTGTCTATGTCTTGGGTTTGTTTACACGGAAGTAGTGAGAGACCGCCTCTGAATTGCGCTTTCCGTGGTAAACAGGAAGGAATAAGTTATGACTGACATAACCGAAGGCTTGATTAACCAACTGGAGCATCTATCCTCCGATGGGCGCCTACCCCTTGAGAAGAGGTTAGTAGATACTGCAGTGTGGTATCATAAGAATAAGGATCGCATACCAAGGAATGCAGTAGAAAAGCGATTAGACTTCCTTGAGAAGACATTCGATATCTTTCTGGAAATGATCGCTATGTCTGTGGAACGCACCCAATTGCTTGAAGGAAGAAGTAAGAGTGAAAACCTCTGGCTACCGAATGGGATTGTAGACACAAAGACGGGAAAGCGGTATGGCTGACTTCTCTCTTCAAGGGATGTTCGATCTTGCTTCCGGCTTAAAGAGGCCAGAGCAGGAAGACACTTCCTTTGCGGAATTGATAGAGAGAAGTAAAAGTTTGAAGGGAATAGGTGTGTTAGGCAAAATGCTTAATGCAATTAACCTAGATGGGGGTTTTAGGACTAGCAGCTCAAACACCGCCGTCGAATTACCGACAGGCGACGTGTCTATTAGGAATACATCTTTAGGTATGGGTGGCCGTGCAGGCGTTTCCCTACCTATCGGAGATAATACATTAGATCTCGGTATGTCAGGATTCTTTGAGCGATTCAAAAGCGAGTTGCCGGATGAGCTTGTTAGGTTCGGCGCTCCAGAAGTTGTTAAGGGACGGGCTAAGCGATTGACAGGTATAGATGCCGCTTTATCCACCCCCGGTGGAAGATTCTCTGCAAGGTTTGATACTCCCCACTCTAAGGAACGCTCCTTCAGGTTTGGATTCGATACGAGGTTCTAATGGCTGAACTCAGACAAGCTCCCGACACTCTCCAGGCGATGTTCGACCGTTTGGTTGGCCGGACAAGAAAGAGCCATCCCGCTATGCGTATCTTTTCCGATGCTGTTGGGGATGTAGAACGAGGCGTTATCGACCCCATGTTTAGGCAGACAGGAAGAGATGTTGCAAAAGCCGCCGTCGATCCTGGGTTTGGAACGGGAGGCATGGCAGCGTTATCTCTTATTGGATTAGGAATAGGTGGTCCTGGCGGAAAGGCTGGTATAGAATTTATCAGAGGAGCAGCAATCAAGATCGGTAATAAAATCTTTCGAGGAGCTAATCATGGTGAAGCTCTCGATTTTGCAAGAAGAAGTCTGCCGAAGGGAACAGATCTTAGCGATGTTCAAACTCTTGCAGGTAAAAATGAGAACATAGGGTATGTAACAAGTGAGGGGCGGTTTATAACTCGAAAAGAAGCCACAGACGTTGCAGAAAAGGCTCGCCAGCTCCCAGGTGGAGGAAAGCCTGATATAGGTATACAGATGGGTGGGCTTCATAGCACAGATATAACACCCCCACCTCAGCTAACCCCCATTCAAGGAGGAAGAGCAGCAGAGCCTAGGACATTTGAGGAGGCAGTTGGTAGAGGAAAGTCTAAAACAGAACGTCTCCAAACGACTAGGGAGACGGGAAAGGTGCCTCTTGATCCCAACAAGCAGCAGACGCCTGACGAGCTTTCTGCCGTCTTCAGTCGAGAGGGTATGGAAGACATCAAAGGCAACGTAGATCGAATTAAGAAGAGCCTCGGTAAGGAATTCGATGAAGCTGAAGCGGCTATAAAGAAGGCGGCAGAAAGGTCCACCCTTTCTCGACCCGACAAAGTTCGCCGTGATATAGAAGATTTATCAAAAAAGGCAGATGTATTTCGGCAAAGAGAAGCTGCTGCTATCAACGCTACAGAGAAGGCTAACTGGGGGAGGGCAGTAAGAGAAGCAGAGGCTGATATACAGGATAAGATCAACCTACTCAAGGGTGGGCCTCCAGCACCTATTAATAAAGGACAAGCAAACTTTGCTGAGAAGGAACTTGCTAAAGGTGATTTAGGCCCAAATGCAAAGAAGAGCTTCGAGGCACAAGTAACACTTCGTAAACTATACGAACAAGGGAAGACAGAAACCCCTGAGTATAAAGCAGCTCTTAGTCAGTGGTCAAAAGATATAAAGGCCGCGTTCAAGAACACGTTTGATAAGGAGTAATAATGGCTTCTAACCTTGACCAATCAATTGACGCTATCCACTCCGGTCAACAGTCCCGGATTATCCGAAACAGCACAGAGGCATACCTCATAGATCGAGAGGACGCCATCGTACAGCAACTTGTTGTAAGATATCGCACCAATGAATTGACTGATGCCGAGTTACGCGGCAAAATTGGTGAGATCGCCGGATTGAGGGGTTTTCGTGAACATCTGGAAACCTCAATCCAAAAAGGTATGATTGAAGCAGAGAGGGCACATAGAGATGGCTGACACAGGTAATAAAGCTCCTGAGGGAGCGCCGGAAGGCTTATCGGAAGAAGAACTCATGGGCGGGCACCCCGCTTCAGGTGGTACCGATGCTCCTGCGGCACCCAAGATGATCGACGTGGAAATCGGCGGTGTGAAATACAGCGTGTCTGAGGAAGCCGCTGCCGCGATGAAGGCTGCAGACGATGATTACAAACACACTATCGACGATCTACGAACCACTGTGGATTCAGTCCAAAGAAGTCCTATCCCCGAACAAAGGCCCGAGGGTGCCCCTGAAGATGACACCGATTGGGACACTTACTTCCTCACAGAACCTGCTAAAGCGATGAAAGAGTTTGGAGACAGAATCCGTTCTGAGGTTATCGCAGAAGTGCAGGATCAATACGCAGCAGATCAGTCCAGCAAGAATTTCTGGACATCTTTCTACAACCAAAATCCCGACCTTCAGGAATACGACTGGATCGTGGATGCGGTGATGAATAAGAACTATGCCGAACTAGGTCCGTTGTCGCCGGCAAGAGCTGCTGATAAGCTAGCAGATTACACAAAAACAGAGCTTTTGAAGCTCACAAATAAGAGCGGAAACAAACCGTCAGCTAACGCAGTTGTGTTAGAGGGTGGATCAGCCAACAACGCGCCTAGTCCAAATCCTTCCCCTCAACAGGAGATGGATGCGGATACAGACGCTATTCCCGATTCCCTGGTCGATGCGTTAAAGGAGCGCGCTGCTCGACGTAGAGGCCAGAGGAAGGCAGCAACCTAAAGTGGAGATCTAGAATGGCACAGTTTACTTGGGCCTTCGACGCTCCGACGGGCACGTACAAGAGTCACGCTATGTCTAAGCGTCTCTATTGGGCTGCCCTGGAGAACAGCGTCTTTATGGATCATACTTCTACCGTTAAGGATTATGGACGGAAGAAGGGTGAGACAGTTACCCTTACTCGGATTTCAACGGTTTCGGAACCGACTTCGGCAAATCTAACTGAGGGCGAGCGCATCCCGGAAGACGAGCATAACATCAGCACGACTTCCATCACCGTGACTGAGATTGGTCGTTCTGTTCCTTACACCAGCCTCTCAGAGGATCTGTCGTTCTTCGACTTGGACAACAGCATTCAACGGCGGCTGCGGGATCAGATGCGGTTGGTCATGGATACCAAGGCAGCTACCGCGTTCAAGACGGCGCAGGTCAAATACATTCCGACCGGCCTGGCTGCTGGCACGTTCGATACAGATGGTACGGCATCCACGACTGCCACCGCCAACTGGAACGTGTTCCATATCGAAGAGGTTCGCGATTATCTCTTTGATACCCTCTACACCCCGCCGGTTGAAGGCGACGACTATGTTGCCATTTTCCGCACCTTGGGGTTGCGAGGCATCAAGAGGGATCCGGCTTGGGAGGAGTGGCACAAGTACACCGATCCTCAAGCTAAATTCAACAACGAGATCGGTCGAGTCGAGCAGGTTCGGCACATTGAGACCAACCATGCCAACGCCCTTGCGAAAAAGGGCACCGGTTCTGCGTTGGGCGAAGGTGTTGTGTTCGGCGCCGACAATATCGCTATGGCGGAAGTGCTTACCCCCGAACTTCGGGCTGCACAGCCAGACGATTTCGGTCGTAGCCGCGCCGTTGCTTGGTACGGCATTCTTGAGTTTGGCATCATCTGGGATACAGCGAATGCAGGTGAAGCCAGAATCGTTCACGTAACTTCCGCATAAGCGGACACCCTTGGGCGGGTGCTTTTGTTAGGAGACTAACAGATGGCCTATACGCACAGTAAGTACGAAGTTGAGATGCAGCGAGCGCAGCCAGCTACTGCTGGTGGTGCTACCCTGGCGGGTGGCGGCGCAAACATGGCTGTTACCACAGTAGCGGCTGAGTGGGGACCTGGTTATGTTCCTCATCTCATTCGTGGTGCTGCGTTGATTATGACTGGCACTAATCTCGGCGCCTTTACCGGCGGCGCGGTTCCAGTTCAATTCGAGGCAGACATCTCTACCCCAGGTACTGCGACTAAGTTGTTTACCATCGCATTGCCTTCTGCTGTTACTGATCACTCCAACAAGGCGGTGTACTACACTCCGTCTTATGTGATCGAAGTGAAGCCAGGAATGACCGTAGCAGCTCGTCCTACTACCGCTGCTACTGCTGGTATTCTGGCTCGTTGTGTTCTCTATGTGGAGCCGCGTTGGGAAGAGGCCAGCAACGTCACTACCATGATTGCCACAACCTAGTGGCTAACCAACCCTTCTGGCGTTAGCAACCCCTGGTATGCCGAAAGGCGGAGGGTTAACAGAAGGGTCAAGGAGTATACGGAATGGCTGTACTAACTGCCACTGCCTGGACTGAGGTCGTCGAAGACAGGCTTATTGAGGGTAAGCATAAGAGGAATCGTGTCAAACTGACGCTCTCCTCGACGCAAGCTCTCACCTACCCCTCCAGCGGTGGGATTCCACTTCCCACTACCCTCGGCATGGTCCGTAACGTGGATTATGTCAACATCGTGCAGGGGCTATACGCAGCTTCTGGCGCAACGGGAGCCGCGGATAATCATGTCTGGGATTACGTCGTCTCAGATCATGCTCTCCACGGCTATGGAATGGCTCCGACAGCGTATACGGGTGACGCGACTGGATTTACGGAATTGCCAACTACGTGGCAGCCCTCAGATCTGGGAACCGCACCTGTCATGTATATCGAAGCCGTCGGCTGGTAACGCCACCATGCTAAGAAAGGTGAATAAATGTCTGGTAAGAAAAAGAACGAGAACGCAGGGGGTCTGTATATAGAACCCCTGCTGACTCGCCCTGATCGAGTCGCAATCGTTGCCCTGGGAGCATCATCTCGCTCCTTCCTCCAAGAACAGATGGGCAACCCTGGAATGGATAAACCGTTCGATGAAGTTTGGACGCTTAATAGGGGCATTAGAAGCTTCCCCCATGATAAACTCTTTGCTATGGACGACCTTAGGTGGTTGGCCCAAAGGTCTAAGGGATATGGCAATTTTCTTAAGAGCCATGACAAGCCGATTATCACCAGCACCGTTTATCCAGAGTTCAAGAACGCTGTTCGCTACCCGTACCAGGAAGTCCTCGCGGATATTGAGGATGATATCTTCAATGTCAACACCGTCGCTTATATGGTCGCCTATGCTATCTACACGCGTGTCCAGGAGCTTACCATATACGGTGCTGACTTCTTCTATCCCGATAGTGGGGATAAGTCAGAAAGCGGTGGGCAGGCAGTCGCCTATTTGCTTGGTATGTTCAAGAGTTTGGGCATGGTCCATAGGTTGCCTGGAACCACGACTCTCTTGTATGCAAATAAGGTTCGAGAGATTCGTCCAGGTGTTATGGGTCGCCCACCCTACGGTTTTCATCGCATCGAGCAGATGAAGAAAGATAAGGCGGAGAAGAAAAAGTTGAAAACTGAGCAGAAGAGGAGTTTAAAATAATGGGCTTGGAGATGAATAAAGTTCACGTTTACCAAGAGGGTGAACGGGGCAATGTTCTTATCAGCCGTAATCCTTATTCCCGGTTTATTAGACAGGGGTCCACACCCGTGATCTGTCAGCGGGGCGTCTTCTACACGGACGGCGGCGATCGTATTCCTAGGGAAGATGTTCCTGACTGGGTCTGGGATCAGGGCGCTAAGATGACTGACGAAGGCCGAGCTAAGGTAGGCTTTCCCGATAAGAGTGAGCCAGATCTTTTCGATGAGCCTCAAGAGGCGCCGGCCCAAATTTCGGGCGATGCACCTGGACCGCCAGAAACTCTCGTTGATATCATCTATGCTCTAAATGGCAGTGACGATAGTCATTGGACAAAGGGTGGACTACCTGACCTCAATGTGTTAAAAGAGAGGACAGGAAGATACGTTTCACGGGGCGAAGTGAAAGAAACGGCCCCAGGCTTTAGGCGCTCTACATAGGAGATTGAGCTATGGCTACAGCTCTTGCAGGTTCAATAGCGAGAACGAAAGTTGAGTATATCACTAGGGGTGTAGCTGTACAAGAATGGGGAGCTACCGTGTCAGGCGTCGGCCTTCCCATGCACGCTGCTCATCTTCCCGAGAAAACTGTCCACATCAGTCCGCCTTCCACTCTTGCGGGCACGTCACGAATCATCATTGAGGGATCTAATGGCAGCGCCGCTAGTACTGCTACATGGGTTCCTCTCACTACTCCCACAGATGGCCTTTTGGACTTCACTGCTGTTACCACAGGAGGCCAGATGAAGGTTATTCGTGAGAATCCACGGATGATCCGACCTCACTTTGAGACAGTAACAACGGGCGAGACGCTCGTAGTTCGTATCATAGCGAGGTAGTTATGGTTAGCCGACTACGAAGGTGGTATGCAGGAGGGCGTCGTAGACGGCGCTTTCGTAATCGTGCCACGTTAAGAACCGTCCTGGAAGCTGGAGAGCTTCTGCTTGAAGAAGGCTTAGGGACAATTCTCCTAGAGAACGGAAACCGCTTGGCGTTAGAGTCAGGAAACGCCTAAAGGAGACTTGTTATGGCTTCCTCA